TCTTCAAATTCATCTAAAATACTATTTAAACTATTAACACTTCCTTCATCAGGATTTCTTCTAGGAGCATAACCCATTGCTTTATATGTTTTTTGCTCTCTACCTTCAACTCTATTTGGGACGGGTTGTCTAGAAAGTCTCCTTAATTCAATAAGATTTGCTAATTGTAAATTACTTCTAGTTGGGTCTCCCATATATTCCATAGCCTTATTATAGAACTTTGTAATTTGTAGACACATAGTTTGATAATCCTCTCTAATATTTGGCATTCTCTTGGATAAAATGTAATAAAAGAAATTTCTTTTAAAGGAAAATGTATGTCTGGCATCTACAAAATCAGAATTAAGAATTACTCTTGTGGAAACAGACAACCATAATTGTCTTTTGCTTGGTCTTACAAGTATTTCCATAAATTTTCTAATACAAATTAATTCACCTTCTAATTGTGGTCTAAAAAAAACACTACTGATGATTTCCTTCCCTCTTTCTCTATCCAACTCTTTTGTATTTAATATAAATAATGACATTATAGCATATTGAAGTTGTAAAATAAAGGAGATAATTAATCTACAATCTTCAATGTCTAAATTTTTATTTAATACTGGCTTGCCATCCACTTTATAATTTCTAAGAATATTATTGAGTTTTTCCATATTAATTAAATCAAATGGATTAGTAAAACAAAAATTTGGACCAAAATCTATTAATATTGGATTTATTAAGACTTTCCCCCCTTCTCCATATGGTTTAAAATTATAAACCGAATTACCAGGTTTTACATCAATATTTATTAGACTTGCCTCAGTCACCATAACATGTATATTTTCCATATTCTTTATAATAGCATCTCTACATAACATACTTTTAATGGCTACATCCCCATACCTATCACTCGGTTTTGTTGAAATTAGTCCTTCTATACTATCTTCACCTTTTTCCATAATATACACCATAATACCTTCACATGCTCCTCTGACTAACTTATTACATAAATAAAAACAATCAAAAACTGGAACGGCGATTCTTTGTCCATCTTTTCTTCTATACTCTTTCACCATATTACTTAAACTTACTTCTGCGGCTAATTCTTTAAAATTTTGGATTTTTTTTATCATCTGAACCTTTAAGGCATATTCAATATCATCTATTTCAACATTATAGACAAAACCATAGGAACCAGAGCCTATTTCACCTTTAAAAGTTAATTTTTTTCCTTTACAAAATGATGAATAATTATTTAACATTTCTAATACGGGATCATCTATTCTTTCTCTATCGACTTTATATACTCTACAATCTTCAACTAAAAAATATTCTTCTGTTTGTGTACTTACAGACATTTATATTCTAAAAAGATTTTTTTTTTATCTAATTGCGAGTATGCCGTACCCTAAGATTATACCGACCCGCTTTTGGACTAGGAGAAGAATTATTAGTAGGTTCAGGCATTGAGAAACTCCTCTCCTCATCATTAAATTCCGCGTCTTCGTCCCCATCTCGGAAGCGACTTACCGCCTGACTACAAGAAGTGTAAGCATTAGCACAACCCTCCCTACTAGGAGTGAAGTTAATACACCTTCCTCCTCGCATTCCCAAAGAGGCGCCAACATGCCGAGAATCAATATTGGCACCTAGAAAGAAGAATGACCATCCGTTCGTCTTCTCCTTTTCAGAAATCATTTCTTTAACAAGACTCCTTCCAGACTCTCCATAATATTTCTCCTGTGAGGAATTTTCCTGTCCATCTGTAAGAATAACGAAAATTACCTTCTCATACTCAGATGCGATGGAATCTGTATGTTCAATTGATTCACCAATGGCTTGATAAAGTGCAGTCATACCTCTTGGTTCAACTTCCTCATTTGTAATTGTAACTGTTTCTGAGGGTTCAAGGTTAATAAACCGCTCACAGACATTATCGAATTTTAGGGCTGTTACAAATGTATTTCCATTTGATTGCTCTCTAATGAAATTACTAAGAGCAGGTGCGGTCTCTCCTCCCATATCTTCCATACTACCAGAACGGTCTACCGTAATGGAAATGAGTGTTTTTGTGCTTGTTGTGTTCATGTGATTAGTTGCCATTTTAGTGTCTGTTTAAGTTACAATGATTATAAATAAATCAATTTTTATGTTTATTATATGAAGAAAGAATATTTACTAAAAATATAATGAGTCAGGCTACAATTTTAACTCTTTACTCTGATGGAGAATCATACATATTTAAGCCAGGAGGCTTAGAAGGATATTTACTTTTAAATTATGAAGATATTTCAAGAAATATTTATTATAAATTTATTTATGGTAAAATAGATTCGAATTTTTCTAAAATAAAGGAAGATAAGCAAAAAGCACTGAGTTTATATAACATGTTTTACAATTATATTGATAATGAACAGGATATAGAAGTTTATAACTTATCTGAACATGACGATGAAGAGAGTGATTTTGAGGAAGATGATGAAGAAGATGTTTTAATAGAACATAATCCACTAGAAGAGGCTTTTGGATACACCTATCACACAGAGGAAGATAATTACTCAGTTTATTCACTTGTTGAATTTAATATACAGTAGATATAAAATTGATTTTCTTTTAATGGTTATATAGAATAAACCAGATATGAAATCATACGAAGACATAGACGATTTCACCATAACAAGTATGAAACCAGGCGGAGCAGGAAAGAAGAAAGGAAAGGAAGGGAAACAAAAAGAAAAATCATGTTATAATTCTAAATACATTAGACTCCAAGAAGTTAAGAAGGGTAATTCAAAGAATAAGAAACCAAAGACTAATTAACATTTATAAAATTGAAAAAGTTTTTTTCATTTAAAGGCAAAACATAGTAAAAACACATAAATAAAATGGGAAACTACTTCACAAGTCAAACAATCTACCCTGAAACTCTTGACCAGAATGGTCTGATGGAACTAATTGGTATGCTAGGAACTGTGGTAAGTCCTAGTATGGATGTAAATCCTGAAGAAATAGATAATGAATTATTCAATTCAGATTGTGCGCTATCAAATCATTTAGATGAAATTTATGTTCAGAATCCTGAATTTCTAAATAGGAAGTTGAGGGAGATTGCTGAATTTGTAAAGGGAAAATTTGAATCTAAGGATAATACTGACCATGTTTATCCAAGTGAGGATGATGACATGCTTTTCAAGTGTGGTCATCTTACAGTAGTAAAGCCAGACACAAATGGTAATTACCAGGATTTCCAAACTAAGGAATTTCTAACAAAGTTTCCGGATCAACATGATTCTATTAAGAAAGTGTATAGGGGTTTTAGTGTATACCAGTTCAAGGATGATAAACTCAGTGCTATTTCAAGGACAAGTCTACAAGAAATTGGAAATGTCTATTTGGGTATCCAAAATGGCCAGTTTATGCCTTTCAATCCAGAGGGAGAGGCAGATGTTACAGATTGTTTTAAGATTTGCTGGTGGGGGTATCTACTTGATGATGAGACATTTCATTTGTTCCCAGGCACAGGTTCAGGCGTAACTCTAAATGAAGATGGCAGCGTACATACAATGGATGTATCTGGACTACGAGAACTTACAAATTGGGCATCAACCGGAGACCAGGATTCTTTGAAGCGCTTCGAAACATGGCGAACCAACGTAGAAAAGACTGGAAAGGTGTGGTGTCTAGTAGATGGAGAACAAGAAGGAGACCTAGTTGAATTTAGTAATTTTTTAGGAGCCCTTGAATTAAGTGGAGATGTTTTTGAAGAATAATTGAGTGAAAAAAAAATATTGTTATTTTATAAATGTCACAAGAACTTAGACACAAGGATATAGAAGAAACATTAGACAAATATATTTATGGAATTTATGAAAATTTAGATGAAGATAGGAAGAATCATATCGGGACTATCTGCCCTTTTTTAGTTAACACAAATGTCAGTGGAACAACTACAAAAAAAAGAGGGGCGTGTGTATTAAAATTTAAAGATAACTACGGTATACTCGATGTTCCTGGTGATGGAGCCTGTTTTTATCATTGTATGAGATTAGTTAGAGGTCTTATACAAATGAAAAACAGTAATTTCATTTATCATTTCGATGATGTAGTTAGTTTAAAGGGAGAATTATTTGATAGGATGAAAGAAATAACTGAACCAGTAGAATTTCAAGGAACCGTAATTATGGAAGGAGATTTAAATATAATGAAATATAAAGTTTTGAGATATTTAGGTAGGATTACACCCACTAATTATGAGTATGTTAAAAGTATAAAAGTTTATATACAAAGTGTATTTGAAGGTCATCGAACAAGTAATTTTGTTGAAAAAACACATGAAATTTTAAAGTTATTAAAAGAGCAAACAGTCGAAGCTGGTAACGAAGAAATTAATTTAGGAAGTTTAGAATATTATTTTTTCTTAATTATGGTAACTTTGTTTGATATAGTTAACGGAACAGAGATTATGAATGAGATTGGTGGTATTGATGGTACTGATAGAATTATTGGAACTGAAACAACTGAAATTTCTCGCGAAATTAATTATGATGTATTGATTACATGTTTACATGCCACTATGAGGGAAGATTTTTATCATGCTGTCGGAACTGATATTAGTTCGGTCATAGATATGGAAGATAAAAATCAGGACACATATTATAATGATGAATTTATTTTTAGAGAACATTTTGGTTTGTGTGGAGGAAGCACCATGCCGATCCCTCCTAGTGATTATCAAGAAGATGAAATAGACAGCACTGGTAAAGTTATTGATATAAAAATGAGAGCAGATCCGCCTCCAATTAATTTTTATACTCTAACACCAAGTTTCAATAAAGAAAAATGTAAACAATATTTTATTCTTTTTAATACTGGTGGACACTACCAGATTATGATGAATGTAACGGCATTTAGAAAACATCAAGGTAATCCTTTAAAAGCATTATATCATTCAATAATTCATGAATCTGGGGCAGCAGAAGATAGCGGCAGTATAATTTTAAAAGGAACTAGGGATTTTGGTGGAGATGGTCCCGATATTGAATTAAAACCAACTAAACCAGCTGAACCAACTGATACTAAACTAAAAGAACCAAATAGTTTTATTATTAAAAGTTATGGAAGACAAGTAGGAGAAATTATATCACCCGGAGATGAATTATTTAAATCTTTGTTTCCACAAGAAGCAGCAGCACCAGCAGGGGCAGCAAACCCAGCACCAGCAGGAGCAGCAAACCCAGCACCAGCAGGAGCAGCAAACCCAGCACCAGCAGGAGCAGAAGGAGAAGGAGCAGCGGGAAAAGCAGCAAGCGAAGCAGTAAGAGAAGCAGAAAGACAAGGAGCAGAAGCAGGACAAGGAGGAGAAGTAAGGCAAGAAGAACCAAAAGGTTTGAAAGCTACTATACAACTTAAACCAATTCAACTTCCAACAGGAGACGATACTCAACCTGACCCCAAACCTAAACCAAGACCTAGACTAAGAGCCCCTGCACCTATAAGTTATTCAAAATTTCAATATGTAAAAGGTAAACCTCTTGAAGTGAGAGATTTCTCATTCCTTACAAGTAGATATGATATTCAAATGGATGGAATAACTTTATACAATTTGAGATTTCAAGAGAGTAGAAGAGCACCTGGAAAATTTACATTTGTTAGTTTACCTCAGCCTACTTCTATTTTTTATGGTGGAGAACAGAAACTTGTTTTTGAAACAGGTGAACAACATAAATTTAGAATATCAACATACGAGGATTTCTATTATTTATTTTTAAAACATTTAATTGTTAGAATTGAACATAATAAGAAATACGTCTACCAGAATTGGTATACTTTACTGGCAGATTATACATTTCCAGACAATAGTAAATTACCTACACTTACTGGATTAAAGGGGTTCGGGGGGAAAATTGATAAATGTATTCCAATAATAGAGGTACTTCGATTAAGTGCAGATGAACAAAGTTTTGCCCCTATCAAAGCCGCCATAAAAGAAATGTTCAATGACGCTACTCTTATTGTAACTAAATTTGGAGATACATAGTATTATCATTTAATTTGAAACCCATTTTTTGATAAAACCCTACATAATGATCTTTACAATTAAGGATAATTTTGTAGCATTCTTTTTCTTTACCAAATTCAATAAGTTCTTTTATAATTAATTTTGAATATCCATTTCCTCTAAATTTTTCGTCAATTATTAAATCCTCAATATGGCCAACATTTTTACAATTTCTATAAAATTTATAGTCAATATAAATACTACCATATCCAATTATCCTTTTTTCATGTTCTATAACATAAATCCTTGTATTATAACCGAACTTAATAAATTGTTTTACAAAATCTTCAAATTTTATATTAGGAGCCTCTGTAAGTTGCCCCAATAAATCCATTAACCCCATTTCAAAATCACTGATTTGAATTTGTCTAACATTCATTAACTTATAAAAGATAAAATTATGATTATTTTAACTAAAATCAATAACCTTCCATAAATAATGATGTATTTTTTTATTAGTTTTTGTTATCAAAATTGTGGGGAAAATATAAGTTTTTAAACCATACCCCGCCTGAAACCCGCAATAAATATAAGAAGGAACCGCAATAATATCAGATAAATAAGATAACTCTTTTTGATACTTAGGACTTTCAAAAATTCCTAGAATGTAAAATGTTTTAACAAAATCACATGGTTGGCCAGAATTTTTATTGTCACTCAAAATACAACCTCCTAATATTATCCATTGAGTGTAGACTAAACTAAAATATACATAAAGCAAGTTATAATATCTGTGATAAACTGGGTATGTAAGAGTAAATAGGTAAAAAGAAGTATGTAATAAGGTAAACTTATCTTTCGCAGATAAATTTTTAAAAAAATAATATTTATCTCTTAAATACTTATAACAATTATATAAAATAATTTCTACAAACATTACTATTTTTAAAAGTTTTTATTTTAAGCATTTATTACGAAATATTACAATTACTTTTATTTAAGGAAGTTAAACCAAATATTTCTTGAATATTACTTATCCAGGCAAGAGCGTTTGGCTGGATGTCAAAATACTCCCATATAAATACACCACCGAAATTCTTTCCATATTTTTCCACAACCAATTTTAGTTCATCTACGTACTGCTGACCGGAAAGCATACCCATGACTACCATTTGAGGTTTGTAGCCATTTTTAACCACAGTATCATATGCTTCAAGTGAGTAATCACCATAAAACTGCCCATTTATGTAATTAATGGTTTTACCCTCTTCTGTTTCTAATAATTTTTTGTAAATAAAACCACCCATACCTGGAACATCACTTTCAATTGAACTTTGAATAGGTGCTGTTGAAATTAAAAATTTACTATCAAAATCATTT